ACTGCGCGAAAAGTTAAAGGTGATTTTTGGCCCAAGTTGTTTGTGGCGCTGATTGTTTTTGAAACTGAGTTAGTCATTTGGTAGTACCTCCATTTGTTATACTTAGTATATATGACAGATACTGTCACATTGCAAGGGGGCAGAACAAAAAAGTTATTTTTCCTTGCTCAGTGTACCGAAATACGATAACACTTGGATATAATCGGCAGAACTTTGGGCCGGTTATTCTACCTCATGGATGAACCTCCCTTGATGCTAATCAAGAGAACCTGCCTCGCTCTCAGCAGCGGGGCTTTTTTTTGGAAAGAACAATGAAACGCGTCACAAAAGCAGTCATGCAAAAGATCATGGATAGATTAGCGCAAGGCGAAACACTTGTGCAGATCGTCAAAGATCCAGATATGCCAACTTACAGAGCAATCACAAAGGCAGCAGTGCGCGACGAGGAACTGTGGGAAATGTACCGGCAAGGCAGAGTAATGCAGGCCGAATACTACACAGATCATATCAATCAGCTAGCGCTCTCGCCACTGCCAGAGTTCGATGACAACAGACTAGCCAATGCTGAAGTGCAACGCCGCAGGCTGGAGATAGACACGCTCAAGTGGACGCTAGGAAGAAACCAGCCTTGGGGTATCCGAGATAAGAAAGAGGAAGCACCACAGCAACAGGCCATCACAATATCATGGGCAGGCGGTGATGTAGCTGTCAGCGCACACGACGAGGACAGCGTGACAGTCAGCACGCAGCAGCAGGAGATCGTTAAGCACTAAGGATATGCTAGAAGATATGGGGGAATGTGTGTGTATATCACATCCTGATCGTGACCGAGCTACGCGCGAGAAGACCACCCCCGCCGTTTGGTTTTGAAATACTATATGTTGTGGTTTGAGCGGTCAGCGGATAGGGCGATTTGCTAAGTGCTTGATAACAAACAATTGCTTAGGCGCATAATAGTGATTATGTTAAATTTACGACCCGCCGACCCCTACCCCCCGCAGAACCGCCCGCCCGCTGTATACACGTAATATACCTGCACAGGAGTGTCTCACACACACGTTGCCATGGAACCTAACACACATGCATTCTTTGCGCATCTGACGCTTCTTAGAGAGGCTGCTAGGGATGCTAGCGGTGATGAGCGGGTACATGCTCAGGTGCTGTTGATTGACTTGTACGAGCGGATGTTGGAGCGTGCTGGTGTAATGGTGTTCCGTGATGGAGAGACAGAGCATTGAAGATTGAGATACCTTATGAGCCGCGTGCTTTGCAGATGATGCTGCACAATGAGATGCAGGCGAAGCGTTGGGGTGTTGTTGTTTGTCATCGTCGCTTTGGTAAGACGGTGTGGGCGATTAATCACATTCTTAGGGATGCGATTATGAACGGTAAGCCTTCGCCGAGGTATGCGTATATGGCACCGACTTATCGGCAGGCTAAGAATGTAGCTTGGGATTATTTGAAGCAGTTTGCTGGGAAGATACCCGGTGTGAAGTTTCACGAGACTGAGTTGCGTTGTGATTTGCCTACTGGCGGCAGGATTTCTTTGCTGGGTGCTGAGAACCCGGATAGTTTGCGTGGGATATATTTGGATGGCTGTGTGATGGACGAGGTTGCACAGATGCCTGAGAATGTGTTCCCAGAGGTCATACGGCCAGCGCTGAGTGACCGTAAGGGCTGGGGTGTGTTTGTTGGTACGCCTAAAGGGCATAACGCGTTCTATGAGCTTTATGAGCAGTCTGCTGCGAATGATGATTGGTTAACTGCGATATATAAGGCTTCAGAGACTGGGTTACTGGATGATGAGGAATTGTCTGCTGCTCAGAATATGATGAGTGCAGATCAGTATGCGCAGGAATTTGAGTGCAGTTGGAATGCGAATGTTCCGGGTGCTATTTACGGCAAGGATTTGGAGGAGATAACGGCGTCTGGTCGTATAACGAATGTGCCTTATGATCCTTCTGTGCGTGTTGATACGTGGTGGGATTTGGGTGTTGGTGATAGTACGGCGGTTTGGTTTACGCAGAGTGTTGGCCGTGCTGTGCATGTGATAGACTTTTATGAGAATAGGAATGAGGGTTTGCCTCATTATTGCAAGGTTCTTTCGGAGAAGAAGTATTTATACGGGGATCACAATGCGCCGCATGACATAGAGGTGCGTGAGCTTGGTAGTGGTAAGAGCAGGCGAGAGATTGCTTGGGATCTTGGTTTGAATTTCCGCGTTGTTCCTAAGCTTCCTGTTGAGGACGGGATACACGCTGCGCAGATGTTGATACCTCGATTGTGGTTTGACCGTGAGAAGTGCAAGGATGGTTTGGAAGCGTTGCGGCAGTATCACCGGGCGTATAACGAGAGGACGCGGAGTTTTCGTGCTTCGCCGGTACATGATTGGAGCAGTCACGCTGCGGATGCTTTTAGGTATTTTGCTGTGGGGCTTAGGGAAACGCGGGATCGATCTAGGGCACCGCAGAGACAGGCGGTCATGGAGTATGACCCTTTTGCAGCATGAGGTAGGCTATGGGATTTTTTGATGATTTAAGGGCGGCGCTTGGCGTTGGCGGGCCAACTGAGTTAGAGGATCGTACATCTGAGGATCGGCAGGGTGTTTCCAATGTGCGTCCTAAAGCGCGCCGTACAACGATTGGCGAACAGTTTGACATTGCCAAGGGTGATGTTGCGTATGGCTTGGGGATTTCTAAGGAAAAGCCTTATGGCTATGATGCGCGCACTGCGCAGTCGCAAAAGATGGCTAAGGTTCAGCAAGAGCGTATGGAGCAATTTGGTTTTGGCACAGAGGACAAGCCAAAGGGTACGCGTCCTGCGGAGGATCCTGATGCGGATCCTGATGCGGATACGGCTGACGGTGCGTCAGAAGCTGCTGTTCCCGGCGCTGATGAGCCGTTAAAGGGTGCAGCCCCAGAGGGCCGCACTGACGCTGGTATCATGACCGCTGGCAAGAAGGGTCGCAAGGCCACGATATTATCGGGGCCGCAGGGATTGCTTTCTGATCCTGATACAACGCGCCCTCGTCGTTCTTTAATGGGTTTGATCAAATGATGATTAAAAAGCAGCCTCAGAATATTGCTGGTATGATGGGGCAGATTTCTTCGCAACCGGCGCAGGGAGTAAAGGCGGCAACGATTGACCCGTTGGAACGCCTACAGCAGCGCATGGTGGGTCGCACCCAAGGTGGGGCCATAGAGGGCGTAAAGAAAAAGAAAAGTATGCTGAATAGCTTTAGGATGGTGTAATGGCGCAAGTTTCTCCGATAGTGACGCAGCTTGAGCGTCGATATAAGACGTTGCAATCTCAGCGGTCTAACTGGGAAAATCATTGGCAGCAGCTAGCTGATTATATGCTGCCGCGTAAAGCTGATATTACGAAGAAGCGTACGCAAGGTGATAAGCGCACTGAGTTGATTTATGACGGTACTGCTATTCATGCGGTAGAATTATTGGCATCTAGTCTTCATGGTATGCTTACCAGTCCTAGCACGCCTTGGTTTTCTATGCGTTTCCGCGATCAGGAACTGCAGCGCAGTGATGAGGCGAATGAGTGGTTAGAGAGCAGCCTTGATCAGATGTATCAGGCGTTTAATCGGTCTAACTTTCAGCAAGAGATCCACGAGCTTTATTATGACTTGGTGGTTTTTGGCACTGCTGCCTTCTATGTAGAGGGCGATGGTGATGGGCTGCGGTTTAGTTCTCGGCATATAGCGGAGATAATGATCTCTGAAGATGCAGAGGGCCGCGTTGATACGGTGTATCGTAAGTTTAAGCTAACGGCGCGTGCAATTGTTATGCGTTTTGGCGAAGAGAACTCACCGCGCACTGTGCTGGTTGATCAAAAGAATGACCCGTACAAAGAGCATGAGATCATACACGCTGTGTTTCCGAGGGCAGAAGCCAAGGGAAAGATGGCGAAGAGCAAGCCTATTGCATCTGTTTATTATCATCTCGCTAGCAAACAGATACTGAGCGAGGGTGGCTTTGATGACTTCCCGTTTATGGTGCCGCGTTTTAATAAGGATAGCGTA